CATTTGGAGTGCGGGGTAACACTTAGATTGTGGTCGTCTGTCAGGCCGCTTTCGCGAGCAAGCCCGCTCCCACATTTGGTTTGCGGGGTAATAGTTAGATTGTGGTCGGCTGTCAGGCCGTCTTCGCAGACAAGCCAGCTCCCACATTTGGAGTGCGGGGGGAATAGTTAGATTGTGGTCGTCTGTCGGGCCGCCTTCGCAGGCAAGCCAGCTCCCACATTTGGAGTGCGGGGTAGCAGTTAGATTGTGGTCGTCTGTCGGGCCGCCTTCGCAGGCAAGCCAGCTCCCACATTTGGAGTGCGGGGGAATAGTTAGATTGTGGTCGGCTGTCAGGCCATCTTCGCAGGCAAGCCAGCTCCCACATTTGGAGTGCGGGGTAGCAGTTAGATTGTGGTCGTCTGTCGGGCCGCCTTCGCAGGCTAGCCAGCTCCCACATTTGGAGTGCGGGGTAGCAGTTAGATTGTGGTCGTCTGTCGGGCCGCTTTCGCAGGCAAGCCCGCTCCCACATTTTGGATCGCGGGATAACAGGTAGATCGCGACCGGCTGTCAGGCCTCCATCGGTAGCAAGCTCCCTCGCCACCTGCAATCTACATTTTGCCCCAAGCCGCGCCCTACAGAGGGACGGTATGCGCAGCGACGGATCAAGCTGTTAAACTCGCCGCCTGCCAGACACCGACCGAGCTGAAAACACTGTGGAAATCTTCAAGAATTCCACGGTAGCCTCCCGCCACAAACCGCCTCGCATCACCATCTCCATGAGCGCCCGCTAGTCTTGGTGTTAGGCGTATCACCGCGTACCATTCAATACCTTCCCAATGCAAAACAGTTAGTACATTATCCAGTACATTCAAAATTGAACGCGTGGAGCAATGTACTAGTGGCACTCACGGACACAGCAGCGAAGCAGGCAAAGCCCAGGGAAAATGGATACACCATCCCCGACTCGCTCGGCCTTTCACTCTATGTGGCGCCAAGCGGCGTAAAGAGTTGGCATTTTCGATTTACATGGCTTGGAAAGCAGGTGCGCATCTCGATCGGGACTTACCCGGAGACCGGCCTTAAGGAAGCGCGCGCACGTAGGGACGAGGCGCGAGAGGACATCGCAAATGGAGTAGATCCGCGCGATTCAAGAAGGGAAAAGAAAGCCGGGATGATCGCGGCAGGCGGGCAAACCTTCCGTCGTGTCTATGACGAATGGCTGGCGTTCAGGAAGGGGAGCATTTCGCCGGGCACCTACAGGGTGATCAGCAATGCCATGGCGCTGGATGTTCTGCCAACGCTTGGCGATCGGCAGATCGACGCTATCAAGCGCGCCGATGTCATTGCGCTGATTCGCCGGGTGGAAAAGCGGGGATCTGTGGCCACTGCCGTGAAGGTACGCCAGCGCATGAGCCAGGTGTTCAGCTATGCCATCGCTACTGGCGTCATCGAGGCGAATCCCACCGCCGAGATGCACGCCGTGACCGAGAAGATGGGCCAGCACAAGCCGCACCCATTCCTTCCGTTCAGCGAAATGCCCAGGATTATGGCGGCGATCCGCGACTGCGCCTCAGGCCAACAGCTGAAAGCCGCGCTGATGCTGATGATCTACACCGCTTCCCGTCCAGGTGAGGTCCGACACGCCGAATGGTCGGAAATCGACCTGGACGCCGCGATATGGACCACGCCTGCCGCGAAAATGAAGATGCGACGGGATCACGCAGTCCCGCTATCGACACAGGCCATCGCCATACTCGAGAGCATGCTCCCCATCACCGGCGACAAGCGGTACGTGTTCATCAACCGCAACAGCACCACAGCGCCGATCGGGACAAACTACGCCAACAACGTCATGGATTCCTGCGGGCTCACCGGCATCCAGTCACCACACGGGTTCCGTCACCTGTTCTCCACTGAGATGAACGGACGCGGGTACAACCGTGACTGGATTGAGAGACAGCTTGCGCACGCCGATAGTAGCTTCATCCGTGACGTATATAACCACGCCACCTATCTAGATCAGCGCCGAGGGATGATGCAGGAATGGGCCGATCTTGTTACGCCAACCACTTCGACGACCTAAATGATCAGGCTGTGCGGATTAGCTGGAGCATTCCAAAGGCGCTAGACAAGGGGTTTCAGCGCCTTCTGAGGCCCCGGAGAGTCCCTCAAGGGAACAACGATTGGTACAAAAATTGGTACAAGATGCATCCATCCCTGGCGTCCTGCCGACGAACACCACTCCCAAATCCGTAAAGCCTCGATTACTGTATAGATATACAGCATTTGAGTTTACCCATCATGAACATCGACGAAGACACCTCTGAGTGGCTTGGCTGCCCTACGCCTCTGGAAATGTACCAACATCAATGCGCCCTGCTCGAGGACGAGCTCATCCAAACCCAAGCTTTACTGAGAAAGGCCCGGGCGAATATCGCAGGACTGGTCCAGATGAATGATTTGCTGGTCACCGGCAAGGCCGTGGCGGAGGCTGCGCTCAAAAAAGCTCTCGAAAATATCGCACGGAACAACTTCGAGAACTCAGAGCTTTCCGGAAAAGTTCGAAGCCTGGAATTGGTTGCGCACCAACGCGACCAGCTGTTCAGGGAGAATCAGCGGCTTCTAGGCGAGATTCGTCAAACCCAGTCCCACAGTACCAGCTAGGCTTAGTTGACGCTTGGAGAGAAGGATCATGTGCGGACGACTGACGCAATACCGAGGGATCCATGACTTTGTTGCAGCTTTGAGCATGCCCAATGCCTTGGCGAACTCCGTGGGAGATCAACCAATTGAGCGCTACAACGTCGCACCGACTTCCGCAGTTGCGCTTTTGCACATGCAGGGCGACATGCTCCATGCGGATCCCGTTCGCTGGGGTTGGCGACCGCACTGGGCGAAAGATCGTGCGGCACCAATCAATGCACGCGCGGAGAAAGTCGCCCACGGCCCGTTCTTTCGGGCTATCTGGCCGCACCGGGCGATCACGCCAATCGATAACTGGTTTGAATGGGTGGATGAAGGCGGGGCAAAGAAGCAGCCCTACCTGATCCGCCGGCGGGATGGTGAACCTATATTCTGTGCCGCAATCGGTCAGCTACCGGATGCTGATGAAGGCCCAGGTGAGCATGACGGCTTCGTCATCATTACCGCCGACAGCGCTGGCGGCATGGTGGACATCCACGACCGGCGGCCCGTGGTGCTGACACCGGATCTTGCCCGGGAATGGTTGGACCCGGCCACGCCCAAGGAACGCGCCGAGCAGATGGTGCTGCACCAGGGCGAACCGGCCGAAGTTTTCGAATGGTTCAAGGTCGACACGGCCGTGGGCAATGTGCGTAACAAAGGCTCCGAACTAATCCGGCCCGTCAGCGCGCAATAGCCCTGACATACGCCTTGCATGCCCGCAGCGCAATCATGGCGTTATCCCCGTCGTTGGTGATGGCGATAATTCGTTGAGCATGTGCTGGAGCACATTGGCTATTGCGGGCTACGCGAGTAACGCTGACCATGCCGTGGGCAGTTTAGGCGCGCAGCTGTGAATCAATGACTCTTTCGAAGCGAGGAGCACTTGTTTTCGAAGTATCCTGCTCAACGTGATCATCTACAAATAGGATGCATGATGAAGTTCTTCGCCATATTGTTTTCGACTGCAATTGCTTTTTCAGTAACATTGTTGGCGTCAGCCGCTGAACCATCGCTGCGTCTGCAACGCGCTTCAGGTTTGTGGAAGGTTACGCCGTCCACCTCGCCATTTTCTTGGGAAATATGCGTCGACCATGAGAAAGACAGGCTTATAGATGACGACCTCTGGAGTGACTTCGAACAGGAGTGCAAAATCGAATCTAAAAGCGGTAACGTCGATAGCTACAGTTTCAAATCACGTTGCCCTGAGGCGATTATGGCCGGATCTTTCAAAGGTGACCTTGCGAAATCCTATGTACTGACGGCCGATACGTCGTTCGAGCTAAATGGAAAAATTGAAAGGCAACACACAGTGATCAATGGCAGCTTTCAGGGCGAGTGCCCGGCGGATATGGAGCCGGGCGTGAAAAAAATGCGCGGAGGAATGAAGATCAATTCTCCATACTCCAATAGATGAAAGGTTCGAAGCGTCATCGCTGACGGACATCGAATGCAACTGCCTCGATTGCCACGTATAACGCTCAATGGTGGCTGAGGTCAGTGCCCTCGCAGCTTCTAGGCGTTCGATATATCCTTCGGGATGATCTTGGGCTCGCTTTTGTGAGCGCTGGTCTGTTGGGGTGACTCCATCGTAAGCGAGTCTTCAGTCTTGGATTTTGGCGCTCTGCGTCTTCGTGGCAGTGCTTGAGTTAAGAGTACTGAACAAGCTTTACGGATCGGCAAGGCAAAAGTAGTTAAAAATTTTTAGAGCCAGCCGGCGCGCGGCGCTTCGAGCTGGATAGTTAACTCAAGGAAGGAAATATGAATCGCTTATTGATTGCTACATTTTGCCTATTGCTCCTCTCTAGTTGCACAACAAGCGTCAGTTCTGGCGTGCGCGAGAAAGTGTGGTATTCCGAAGGAGAGAGACCAGCCACCGCCCCTTGGCACGTCTATTTGGTATTTACTGACGACGGTCATTTCATATATTGGCGCACTGTAGAAAAACCCGATGATGTACTCAAAAAAATTGACTCCTATATCAAAGGCACCGGTCTCGATGTTGGTAGCCCGGTGCCATACACACGAACTGGAAACGACTTAAACGCGGTTTCGCGAACCCCGTTCCTAAGTAGAACGGGTGAGACGGTCTACACTGATGTCCGCACCTTTAAAGGGCGCTTTGTCGGCGACGCTTTAGAAATAGATTTCGAAAGAATCACTGTCTGGCCTCCTCGTCCTACATTTTCTGAAGGCGTCAGACGTTGGTCGTTGAAAAGACTTAGCTCCTTGCAAAATAAGTGAAAAGCCGAGCGTGATGGCTTCTCTTGTCAATATTAGGACTACCAGAGAAGCATCAACGACGTCCACTACTTCGCTGGAATGAGTCCCACAGCGGAAGTCGTTCAAGATTATGGAAGCACTCTGGCAAAAAAAGTGTAGTCCGCCCAGCCTCAGAGCTAATTGACAAGCTCTGGAGGCTGCGGACAGATGCCGCTCATAGCCCATGTGCTGCCGCCACTCAGTCGACGGAGTCCTATTCTGCTTTTCCTAAATGAACTGAGATCATGCTAATTTTCTCGACCACGAATGTAGGTCATCGATTGATAGCTCCGCTCACAGGCCAGCCCAGCTATTCGGGCTCGGTCATACGCAGCAGCCAATTCTCCCGCTCTTTTGTCAGCCCGCTGGAGCAGGTCGGAGAGCACCATTGCGGCGCGGGTGGCTGACGCGCCTCGCTGGGCAACTCCGGAATCGCCGGGGCAGGCACTGGCGGCAAGCTTGCCTGCGTCGACGTGCAACCGGTAACCAGCAGCATCAGCGGCACCAGCATCAACATCTGCAGCTTTGTTCTGTTCTCGCGCATTGCTTGCCTCCTTGTTCACGGACGCCTGGCGGCGCTGTTCTTCGGCGCGGGCATCGTTGCCCGCTTTGGTGACGGCGATAGCCTGGGCCTTGCCGATGTCTGCCAGCCTTGTGCCATAGCGCCAGTCCTGCACCTGCCAGGCAGCGCCGAAGCCGATGGCCACCGCCACCAGCAGCGCGAGCAGCTTCTGCACCGGCGTCATGCAAGCACCTTTTTCGCCCGCTCCCACAACTGCAAGCGATCTTCCAGGCCGTTGAGACCACCATTAATGCGGCGGGTGATCTTCGTGAACTCCCCCTGATCCGCCAGCGTGTTCAGCCCCTTGGTGGACCAGAACCAGGCCGCAGACATCGCCGCGTGCTGGGGCAGCTCGAGCAGCTCGGGCCTGTTGATCAGGTCCAGGCCCAGGGCTTCCCCGCATGCGGCATAGTTGGCTCTCCCGGTGATCTGGATCAGTCCGCGCCCACGGTACTTCGAGCCGTCCCCCTTGACGGTGTTTCCCAGATCGGCACGGCCTTCGTACGTGAGTTGCTGCGCAGTGGGCCCCCAAATCTCGCGCACGTAGCGTAGTTGGCCGGATTCGTGCCCAACCTGGGCGATGAATGCAGCAGCTCGCGCGGTGCCCACGATGCCATAGCGGTTCATGGCCGTGTTCAGGGCAGGAACAAAAACGCCGGCTTGGTGGCCGGCGTTCGGGAGGATCTGCAGCAACTGCTGCTCATTGATCGGCATGCTTTTCTCCAGACGAAAAAAACCGCTCAAGGCGGCCGTGGTGTTCTGTCAACTGATCACGATTCGGTGTTGTCATCGCCTGCTGGGAGCGGGAAGCGCGCCTTAATAGCTGAAACCGACGCATACCATTTTGTGTAATCCGGCGTGAGCCCTTGGCTCATGGCATCGTAGTCAGCCTCAAGCCGAATCGGATCAGACTCAGAGGCGTACGCAGACTTCCGAGCCTTCAGTATCGAATCCAACTCAGCCTGCTTTGCTTCGGTGCGCAGCTGCTCGATGGTTTTCATTTGGCTAAAATCGATGCTGCTCATACTGGAAGCCTCAAGTTGCCGTCAGGTGGATTAACGATGTCCTCTGGGAATCTAGCGGCGTAACTGGCTTCCGGCCCCACGGGCAGAGTCAGCGTCACAACAAGCTCTCCGTCGACCCTCGTTACATCGCCTACTACAAAATCGCTATCCACGGCCGAGGCTGGAAGAACCGCTCCCTCTGGAACACCGCGAAAATCGAAGCGCTCGCCATTGATCGTCAGCACGTCACTGCGCTTGCTCACTGAAAGCTCGTCATCCCTGCGCTGCGGTGAAAGCTTAATAATCATCAGTACCATCTCCCGATAGCCATGTAGTTCATGATGCCTTGATAAAATGTTGAGCCGGTGTTGTAAGGACCCTGGCACAGAGCGGGGGGCCAGCTTGGAGCATTGGCATCGCCGCTGATCACGCATACGGAGACAGCTAAGGCACAGCTCGCTGTAATGAAAATTTTCGGAGCGCCTGCAAAGAAGGCCGGGAACGACCTTGCCGGGACCGGTGGCGATTGGAAAATATTGCCCGCCCCCACGGTAGTGCCAGCGGAGAAACCCACAGCATCCCAACAGACCAACGTGCCGTCAGCGTATTTTGTGAAATGCCCATTGGCATTGCTTCCCCGCTCAATGATTGCACCGGTAGGAACGGCGCCAACTTGCGAGACGGTGCCCACCATGGCGGCGGCGGCCAGCTTTGTTGCTGTGCCCGTGGTGTTTCCTGTGCCACCCTTGCTCACAGGCAGGGCTGCTGGCAATGCCGGATTTGCACCTGAACCGCCCAGGAACAAATAAAGCTCCAGGGTCATTGCATTTATTTTCGTGCTTGCAGTCCTGGGAGGATCACCGCCCAAGCCTAGCGGTGGCGTCCCAAGTATAATTTCAGATCTTGCCATATTTGCGCCCTACCTTATGGGTTGTTGTATCTAGCTATCGGGAACTTACAAATGGGGATACTAAAGTAGGACCACGTAGGATCAACATAAGTATTAGTAAGTGTTTTGCTTACCTGAATATTTAGCGATGGCGTCCAATTTGTCAGAATATTCATTGATGCGAAGTTAGCCTGATCCGTGAACCATGCCACGCCTCTATCAAACTGGGACACACAAATGAAGTCATCGGAGTCTATCGCCACGCCGCTTACATAAACATCTGCGAACTGCCCGACAGATTTGCCCCACTGCTTTGTAAACTTACTATACCGAATAATTTTATCGCTAGATGAAAATGAAATTTTTCCGTCTTTATCATATATCTCTACACCGAACTCATCCTTGCTTCGAGTGTCGGTATATTTACAAACAACGAATTCCATAAGGTGGCTCTGTAGGGATGAACCGCCGTATGCACCAGTCGTCACCCTAAATCCCGTCCAATTCCCAGGGCCGCCAAGCATAGTCGTATAAAGTGTGATGGATGGGAGGTTCGGTACTTGCGCTCTCAGAAACAGCTGTGGGGTCTCCTTGGACAGAATGGGTCTGGCAAAGGTGTAGGATCCGTAACCAGGCCTATCCGTATTTTGCGACTTCACATAGAAGGTTCCCCTCTCGGAGAATACGAGCACCTTAATTTCACTACTAATTGAAATTGTTCCGCGATTGTTGGTAACTAACAGACCGTAGCTATCGCTCATCACAACACCCTAAATACTTCTATGGTGCACGGCACCGTGTTTGCCACCCATATGGGAAGCCACTTTCCGGAACCACTATTAAACACTGATGTATTGGCATAGAGCACAATTCCTATTTTTGTACCGCCAGCATCCACATACGTCGGACAGTACCCCCAAGCCGAGGGATTGTTGCCGGGCTGGTCATACCCGGCATATACAGATGGTGTAATTACTACGACACAGTTTGATTTGTCATATCCAGGTATGTCGTAAACAGAGCTATCACCTCTGTAACCGTCGCCCCTGCCCTTAATTGCAGGCAGGGAGATAACAGCTAGTTGCTGAACAGTGAAGTCATCCATACCAAAGGTCTCAACACCATTCTCGTTGAATACCCATGTTCCATATCTATCCATTGGCGCGAAGCCTCCCGATCATGGTTCGGCGAACAGTGCCCTCGTAAACGGCGAGGCCATCATTATTGAGAAGAGAGGAACCACCATCGCCCTCCCCGCGAAGCGTCAATGTCCCCGCTTTGACGTTGATCTCAAGCAGCGGCCTACCCAAGGAGTCAACTGCCTCCGAGCGCAGCGTCATCCCCAAGATGATATTTTGGATAAAAGCAGTATTGATCACGGCCTGATTGATGAAGACCTGACCGCCACTTACAACAAATGGGGTAATCAAATTGCCGCTGACCTCATCGACAATGGCGAAGCGTTGAGCAAATGCCAGGATCTCTGAGGTGTCTCCGTCAGACCCTAGAGAAAGCCCGGCCATTACCTTCTTACCGCCGACGGTAGTCTCAGCCTTGATTGTCGTCATTGCCGAAACCTTGCCCTCGGTGGTGGCCTGGGCCTTACTCACGATCTGCACCGCCGCCGCATTGTCCCCGACGCCTGCCTTGAGCGTTTTGATCTCCTCGGCAGTGGCTGCTTTGTCTGTAGCCACCGCGTTCTGCACGGTCGTGATGCTTGCCGTGTTCTCTCGAACATTCGCCTCTACGATGTCAGTCCGTGTGGACTGGGCAAAATCCCGCTCAGCGATGACAGACATCAGCGACCAGGCGCCGGCAGAGGAACTGCTATCACCCGCGCTTCCTTCCTCCGAACCAGCAGAGTCGGACTTGACCAGGGCATAAACACCCTCAAGGCGCTCGGCGGTGGCCGTGACCTTGCCGTCCACTTCTTCAATTGCCGCCTTGTTCTTGCTGATCTCCAGGGCCATGGCTGCGTTGGTTTCGGCGATGGTGCCCATGTCGAACCAATAGCTGGCATTCGGCGGGGTGGTGTTGACCGGGACAGCAGTGGTCGCCTGGAACAGCTTCTGGCCGACTCGAACCATATCGCCTTTGGCATAGGTATTTGTGGGCACATACTCCAAAGCATCGACCACTTCCGATATCAGGTCTTCCAGCTCCTGCTTGGCCTTCTCCAGCCGATCATTGACCGAGCCAGGACCGTCGCCAGTGATTAGGTCGATCTCTTCCCTCAAGCTCTGGTACAGCGCCCCCTTGCCGATTTTCTCAGCGAAGTACTTGTCGTACTCGGTCTGATCCGAACTGGCGCGACCATTCACCGCGCCAGGGATTGGGTAGAACGGCCCGACGTTGCCAGTGCGATCCACCAGGCGAGCCCAGAAGTAAAAGCTCGCACCCGCCAGGATGTTCTGCATTTCATGCTTGGATTGTGGGTAGCTGAAGTCACTCAGCTTCGTAGCAGTGGTCAGGTCCGGTGATTGGCTATACCAAAGCTCCGAGCGCTGCGTATCCTCCGCACCAGGTGGAAAGCCCCATTGAATGCCAATGCCATAGACTAGGCTGGTGGTTTTAAGGAACGACACCGCCGGCGGCAGGCCAACCTTTCCTTCCAGGTTGGTCAGGTCGGAGTTCTTCCAGATCGACGAGATTTCGAAGGCGCTCACCGAACGCACGCGGGCCAGGTAGGCGCCCGAGTAAATGCCGGTGACATCCACGCTCGTCGCGCCAGTGCGCTGCAGCTTGATCCAGTTGCCGCTGTCCTTGCGCCATTCCACGTCATACGCGACCGCGCCAGAAACGGCGGGCCACGAAATGTTCATGGTGCTGATAGCGATACCCTGATTCACGGCGTAGCTCGACGTCAGCGTGACGCTGGCCGGCGCCGGAACCACGGTGATCGGCACAACGCTGATTGGGCGCTCTTCCAGGCGCGCGCCGGTGTCGATGTGCGGGAACTTGCTCGGGTCATACTGCACGGCCGAGATCTCGAACACGCCTGGCTCCGGCCGGGCCACGCTTACCACCCTGTACAACGGGATTGCCAGATCGTCGGCATCCAGCGCCCACACCAGTTCGGGTTCGGGCGCAACGGAGTAGGCAACGGTAACGGTGACCTGTCGGCCGCTGACCAACTGCACGGTGCGCCCCTCGCACTTGCCGTCTGGCAGGTTGAGGATCAGCCTGTCACCGGGCTTGGCCTGGGTATCACGGTCCAGTTTGATGACCTTGCCGTTCACCGCCGAGATACGCCCGCCAACCGGCCGACCGGCCAGGAGTTCGTCGGCGATAGGGATCACGTAGCCAGGCAGCGGGATACGCCCGTCGAGGCCGACCTTGAAGGTAACGGCCCGGTCCTTGGAGTTGGTGAGCAGTGCCCACTTACCGCGGCGCTGCGCCTCCGACTCGCGGGTGCAACCAATCGCGCTGATCTCCAGCGGGTTATCGCCGTAGCGCCGCTGCAACTTGGCATCGGTCACAGCGGTGACGTCGGTATCGTAGTTGTTGAGCGGGTTGTCGTAGCTGATCAGTGCCCTGGTGTAGCGCGTGCGCTCCGATGCGCTTGAGTAGGTGAACTTGCCGTCGATGACGTTCGCCCGGGTGTAGGCGAAGTCGAAGTCGGTGGCGCGCGGCATATCCGCCAGGGTGAACACCTGGCCCTGGGCCCAGTAAGTCATGCCTCGGTAGATCGTGGATATGTCACGAAGCAGAGACCAGGCGTCAGCCTTGCTCTGAAGGTTCAGGTTGCAGATGAAGCGCGGCTCCTGGCCACCCTTCCCGTCAGGCACCAACTGGTCGCAGTACTGCGAGATCCGGTAAAGCTCCCACTTGTCCACCATCCACGGCTTGATGCGGCGGCCGAGGCCGAAGCGGTCGTTCGTGGTGATTCCGTAAGTGTGCCAAACAGGGTTGTCGGTCCAGGCCTCTTTGAACGTACCGTCCCAGACGCCCGTATAGGTGCGCGACCTGGTGTCGTAGTTGCTCGGCACCTGCCACTTCCGACCATCACATTCGATCGTCACTGCCGGGATGCTGCGGAACTGCTCAGCAGAAAACTCGATGTAAAGCAGCGCGGTGTTCGGGTACCGAATCTTCGCGTCGATCACCTCGGTGAAGCCGGCAATCTGCATGGTGTCCGAGATTTTGTTGTTGTTCTGGTTGGCTGTCAGTCGAGTGATGCGCAGCAGCCACCCAGTTGTCGAGCGCGGCAGATTGATGCGGCGGGTCCGCTCGTACAGGCTGGTGGTCTTGCCGGACACGGCCTCGTTCAAAACTTCCTGGTACGTGCCCCCGTCCGTTGCGAGTTCGACTTTATAGCCGATCGTGTAACCGTTGATGTTGCCGCCGGAGTCCACCGATTGGAGCGCAGGCCAGGCAAAGCGCACACGTACAGCCGAGAGCTGGGTATTGGTGATCGCTCGAACCCATGGCGTGCCGCTGCGCAGCTCGGTACTGATGGTTGTTTCGTTCTCGACCGATGGGATGCCCTGAATATAGGACTGATCCACAGCCCCGCTGCGCCACTCCCATTTCACGTTCGGGAAGTTCATGTTCCCCTGCGGGTCTTGCAGCGGCGTATTGTCGAGAAAAATGTCCTTGGCAGTGGGCACACCATCAAACTCGCCCTCACCCACGGCAATAAGCATTTTCGCAATGGCGACAGAGCGCAGGCTGTCAGGGGCCTCGGTGGGGGTTTTAGGCTTCTCGGAACCGCCCTTAGCGCCATAAACATCGATCTTGCGTGCTGCGCCCATGCTTTTCTCCAGGCATAAAAAAACCGCCTCTTGGGCGGTGTGTGGTTTAAAACTGCGAACGCTAAAGAATCTTGTCCCAAGGGATGTTCCCAGCCAGATATCCGACTGCGACTATCATTCCGAGCATGCAGAGCAGAACGAACCGCCAAGCAGGCATTTTCATTGCCATCACTCGTACCTCTCGT